TGATGCGACCGCGAGGGCGTACTGGTGGAGGCGGACATCGTTGCGCTGGCTGACGACGGTCGCCTGTTGGCGGGCCGAATCCGGCACGCCCGGTGCCTCGCAGTCCTCGATTGCGTTCAGGACGCGGGAGCGCAGTTCCGACGCGGGGATGTTTCCACGCTGAACGGCGTCCATGTCCGCGAACGGATCGCGCTTGATGACCACGTTTGGCGCTGATGCGGCGCGCTCAACATTTGCCGGGTTCAGTGCCGCGCTGCGGACTGCCTCCAACTTTGCCGACCGTGCCACGGCCTTGTCGTGGGCTTCCTTCTTTGCGTCCCATTCGGTGAGCAGGGTTTCACTACGTGCGACCTGTTCCTCGGTGGGTGCATCGACGCCTTCAAGCTCAACGAGTTCGGAGCGGATTGCTTCCAGCTCGTCGGCCAGCGTCTCGATCTGGGGTTCCATTACAGAAGACCCCTTTCCCGCAGTTGCCTGCGAATCGAATTACGGTGGATGAGGAGCCGACCGGTGTGCCCTGCGGGCGGGTCCGTGTCGGGTAATGCGCTCCGCTCCGGGGCCCCGTCGGGCGTGGTGGCGGAAGTTTGTGGGGTGCAGGCACCGGTGGCGCAGCAGTCGCAGGTGCAGTCGCAGGCGTCGGGCGTTTCGGCGGTGTCGCCCAGGGTCACCTCAAGTTCGATCTTTGCCCCGCGGGTGTCGCAGTTGCAGCCAAGTTTGTGGCGGACGCCTAGGATCGCGGCGGATTCGTAGGCCGGGAACGGTGTCGGGCCGTATTCGGTCATCAGTACCTCGTTGCGGGTGACAACCGTCAATTCACCGGACTTGGATCGGCGGAACCCGCCTGCGGGCACGGCGGGATCGGACCCGGCGAACCGGCCACTGAACGACTGCCCGGTGATCGCCCCCGTGCGGATCGCCTCCAGCACCTCATCGGCCAGCGGGGTGTTGTTGTACCGGGTGACGGTGTACAGGCCGCGTGAATCGGCTCGCACCTCCTCCGGTGTCCCGATCGGTAGTGATGCGCGTTCCGACGGGGTGCCCTGCAACGTGAGGCCGTGGTTGTAGAACACGCCGAACGATGTCCCACGGTGGGCGATGGTGCGGTTAAACGCCTGCGGGCTGATCCGCTCCAGGTACTGACCCTGATGGTCGTGGATTTCGGTATCCACGTTAAACACCGCCGCATACGCCTCAACGGTGCGGCCATCGCCGCCGGAACGAATCGTGATGTCCTCTAGCGGGTAGTTCCGAACGAATGCGGTCATGCTGTGCCTCCCTGCGCGGGCGTCTTGCCCTCTGGATAAAGCGCGGTGGGGATCGCGCCCGTGTGTTGCAGCAGGGAGAGATCGCCCGCATCGACAGCCGAAGCCACCGTGTCGGGGTCGTATCCGCCACGAATCAACTCGGTGGCGGTGAAAGCCTTTTCCTTGAACGTCTGCGCGCGTTCCATTTCGCCCTGGCGTAGCGCGGCTATCCCGGCGGTGTCGTACCACAGCCGTGTGCCCGTGGGGACGGTGATCAGGGTTGCTAGTGCGGCGGTGGCCGAACGCCACAGCGGGCGCATGGTCAGGTCGGCGAATCGCCGCATGGCCTGCTCGTAGTTGGAATACGTCGCGGCCTGTAGGCCCTCCTTTAGGCCCACGACGATGCCGGGGACACCGGCGGCGGCGGCGATCCGGTTTTCACCGGCGGCCTGCACGGTCGCAAAGTTCATCTGCTCAAACGAATGCCCAATGATCGTCGGATCGGCACCGTTATCCAGCACAGCGGTTTTCCACCCGTTGCGGGGTCCGCCGTGCGTCGCCTGCCACTGCGCAGACAACTTCTCAATAGCGTCATCGTTCAGTTTCTGCGCGTACTTAATGATCATGTTCGGCGTTGCGGCGTTGTCGAAGAATGCGCGTTTGTGGGTCGTCATCGCGCTGTCCGCATTCACCTCACGCACCACCGGGGTCAGCCACGACATGCCGCGCCACTGCGCGAGCGGGTCGGGGATCGGTGACCAGTGCGCCACCTCGTCCGTTGTGTAGAACTCGGCGCTACCGTCGGCCTGCCCGTTGTTGCGCCGGTAGATGTAGCCCACAACCTGCCGTGAATAGTCGGCGCGATCGTCGGCCACAATGTCCACCCAGTCCGGGCGCATGCGTTCCAACTGGTCCCCGCAGTTACGCACGAACGCCGAACCCGCTAGGGACACGTCCTGCTCCATGCGCGCCAACAGGTCGCCGGTTGTTCCGCCCGGCCACGGGTTCTCCAACAGGGCTAGATCGGCGGTGCCGAACAGCCGCTTGTCGGTGAGGTTCTGGAACTTGAACTCCGCCTCACTGAACAGCATCAACCGGGCAAGGATCACCGAGAACACGATGGAATTGCCCTTGTACCCGTCGGACGCAAACGACGTGAATACGGGCAGCAACGATTCGGTAGTGCCCTGCGCGTATGACGTGGTGTAGACGTTCTGCCATTCGGGCAGATCCGCGCGGGCCGCCTCCTGCGCTGGGCGCAACCGGTCAATGAGTCTCAAGATCGTCCCCCGAAGTCACGAAGCGCGCCGATACCCACACAGGAGCACCCGGCGGCGATCAGTCCAAGCGGGAGAGATAGCCAGGCGATCCCGGCGACGATAAGAGCAGCCCCGACGATGACGAGAAGCCACGACAGCAACACAACCGCTCAACTCCTCATAGAAAGAACACCGATGCGTCGGCGGTCGTCGTAGATGCGTGCGTGGAATGGCCCCAGACGGCCAACGTCGCGGCCACTAGCGGGCTGATATCCACGGTGGAACCCTTGCGTGACCACGCCCACGAATCGCCGAGCGGGCGTTTCTGGGCGGCCAGCAGTGCCTCGGTTAATGGCGCCTGGTGGATGTGGCGCAGCTGGTCGGCCAGGGCGATGTCGTAGAACATGCCGCAGGCCGATGCCATGTCACGGGCCCCGGTGATGTCTAACGGGATATCTAGTTCCTCTAGCGCCGGGATCAGTGATGCGGCGGGCCCGGCGTTATCCACAACCACCGAACGCGGGCCCCACCGTGCGGCCAGTTCCTCGACGCGCTGCGCAACCCAGCCCGTTCCGGGCCGGTATTCCACAACCTCCACATGTGTGCGCCCGTCGTCACGGCTACCGGCGACAACGATCGTCGCGTGGGACCGATCCGGGGCAACATCAACCGCGAACGCGACGGGATCAAGAATCCGTGATCCGGTGTCGCCGGATGATTCCCACACCGGCGACGGGATCACCGGGTCGTAGGTGTCGGCCTCGGCCCGACGGTTGCCGTAGGCGCGCGCGAACTCGGCGCGTTCCATGCTGTCGAACTCGGCGCGAATTGCATCAACGGTCACCGTGTGGCCCAGTGCGGGCATACAGGCCCGCCATGTGTCCGGGTCGGATAGGTCAGCGCCGTCGGGTGCCGACCATTCCATGTAGCAGGTGCCGCGCTGCGGATCGTCGGCCACACGTTCCCGGCCCCGATCCACCTTGCCATTGAGGTACACCGACGACGGGGTGCCCGCCGTTGATGTGACCACCAGCTGCGGCTGCGGTCGGGTAATCATGGCCGGGCGCATCGCCTGCTCAACGCGGGCATCCACCTGCGCAAACGCCTCGTCAATGAACCCCATGTCCAGGGTGGCACCGTGCCCGGCCTTCTCCGTCGTCGCAGAAATGCCGTGCATAGACCCGTTGCGCCACAGGATCGCCTCGTTACCGTTCGTCTTGCGGACGCGGTATTCGCCGTGGAACAGGGAACGATCTAGCGCCTTAACGTGATCGTCCTCCCACTTCATGCGCGCGTCATTGCGGGTCTGCGCGGTGTAGGTGATCCGTTGCGGCTGATCGAACCCGATTGCCCGGTGGACCGCTAGCGCCAGGATCAGCGTTGTCTTGCCCGACTGCCGCGGGACGGTCAGCACCAGTTCGCGGTACGCCAGGCGTCCCGTGTCCGGGTCAATCTCCAGCGCCACATCGGCAACGTGCTGCTGCCACGGCATCAACGGCGTGCCCAGCGCCTGCGCAACCTTGGCAACCTGCGGGCCAAGGGTGTCGCGGTCGGGGTGTCGGGGTGTCGCGAATCTAGGTGGACAGATCAGCGGCGAATCGGGCGAAGGCATCGTCTGGCACGTCCTCGGGAGTTAGCGCGTCCAGGGTTGCCCGCAGTTCCTTAGACACTGCGGCAGTCGCCATACCGGCACCGGCGTCCAACTGCGCGGCCAACGTCATGGCGAGGGCTGAAAGGGCCGACCATCGGGGGTCATCGGTCGGCAGTTGGGCCAGGGTTGCGGCCACCGCGGCGGTGTTCATCCCGGTGCCCTCGGGCATCTGTGGCAGGTCTTTGGCGGCGGTCGAACCGTTGAGGCGTATGCGGCGGTGTTCAACGTGGATACCGAAATCCACGACCACGACGGGCATTACACCGAACGCATTGACCCGTCGGCGTTTAACAAGGCCATCAACGACGCGGCCCCTGCCGGTTCCCGTTCCCACTGGGCGACGAAGGTCATGTTCAATCACGGGCGCGACATGTACGGGCGTCCATCGGATAGGTTCGCGATGCCCATCGGGACACCGCAGGAGATCCGCGCCGATGGTCGCGGGCTGCTCACGGTCACGCAGTACGCGCGCACCGAGTCCGCTGATGAGGCACTGGAACTGATCCGTGCCGGTGCGATCACCGCGCAGTCGTTTCAGGGATCGTTCCTGCGCTCGGACACCCCGACACCGCGCGGCGGGTTCAAGCCGGACAAGGCAGGCAACCTGCGAAGCGTCACCCGCCAGGAAATCTCGCTGAAGGAATACGGCCCCGCGATCTTCGCGGCCTACCCGGATGCCGCCATCGTCGGCGTCCGCCAGGAACTGATTACCGCACTCGAACAAATGCCGCCCGACGAGGCCGCTGCATTGTTCGCCCGACTTACCGCACCCACTCCGCAGATGGAGCCGGGCGCGGATGACACCCCACCAGGGGCCGTCCACGCCGAGCCGATCACCGATCACTCGATGCGCCATCAGATGAACTCGATTCGCAGGCAACTGCGGGAAAGGGGACTCCTGTAATGGACCCCAAGATTGAGGCTTTGGATGTCGAGCTGGAAGCGATCCGCTCCGAACTGCTCAGCATCGAAGCCATTGACGAACCAACAGAAGAGAACGTGGCACGCAGTGCAGAACTGCTTGCCGCTTGGGATGAGAAGGACGCAGCCCGCACCAAGGCTGTCGCCCACGCTGAAAAGATCGAACGTGTCCGCAGTGCGGCACTGAACCCGGCGAACGTGGAACGCGCAGTTGAGGCACCGAACGTGTCTATCAAGCGTGACCCATTCGAGAACATGGAAGCAGTCCAGCGCGGAAACATTCCCCATGCTGAACTTCGCTCCCGCGCGCTCAATGCGATCGAAGACTGCGAGGCTCCAGGTGTGCCGGATTCGGCCCGCCAACAGGCCACGCTTGTCAGCCAGCGCAATGATCCCCGGCTGCACCAGTACGCCCTCGCGGTTGCCAAC